CTTGCTATAAAATTGTTTTCTGACATTTTAGTTTATTCCTTTAGTTAGTTAAGCAAATTCGAAGTAATCAAAACGAAATGTGACAGGGAATGTGATATATTCACCATCACTAGTAGAACTGAACGCAATATCCCCAAGTGATACAGGAATTGCATTGACATATTTTAATTCGCGATTGACATTGTTGTGGCTGGTTAATACTGCCAAGCGAATATCACAATAAAACGATTGTTTATCATTACGGTATAGTTTACCTGTATTAGCACCATAAGGTTGTTCAACTATCACAGACAACCAGTCGTATATTTCTTCATACACTCGCATGTTCTCATCCATCAACACGTCGAATGATAACGAACCATGTTCGATGGTATCTCCAGCAACGGGGACAGATCCTATTCGTTTATATGGCAACTCCGTATGATTGATATTCATAGAAGGATGTTGCACCTGTTGCGCAAAGAACTGTAAGTTGGGATAGTTTTCCCGAGATATGGTTATCTTAAACCCTGTAGGTGCCAGATAATTGGGATCGCAAGTAAAGTCTGCCATTTGAGTAGCCCATATGAGTATCGTATGGTACTATTTATACAATAAAAAAAGGGGAGCATTTCTGCTCCCCCAAAACGATCACTAAAGTGATTCTTTTTATTGTGACATATCTTATGCTAAGATATTATCGACACGAAATATCCTGTAATATTGATTGCTACGAGCAGCAGCAAGACCGTCAGCAGGAGAGTTGCCCACGAATGGGTTAGACGCCATACCGTAACGAGTCTTAAACCCGATGCGAGGCTGGAAGTCGTCTTCACCAACCGCACGTACCATCTGTAGAGGAACGTATGGGCAGTAGAATACACCAGCGTCATAGGGGTTAGTGCCTTTGTAACCAACAGTTACGTAGTCACCAGTCGCATATGGATCGATGTACACTTTGGTACGACCGTTCAATACACCTGCGAAAGTGTTACCAGTGTCATCAACCTGAAGGTTAGTAGACAACGCAGGAGTGTAATCCAACATGCCAGCAGCAACAAGTGCAGTAGCAACGTCAGAAGAACATACGATGATGTTACCTTTACCGCGACGAGTTTCTTTCGCGATTACGTTGGCTTCACGCTCGATCTGAACCAACAGACCTTTGAACTTCTCAACTGACCAACGGCCATCAGCGTCTGTAGACAGATCGAAGATACCTTTGGTAGCAACGTTCGACTGAAGACAACCGATTTTAGCTTGGCTGTTGATAGTACGGATGATTTCGCGGTTGATTTCAGCAAGAATCTCAGTTGACAAGATGTTTGCCAATTCAGTTTCTGCGTCAAGACCATGAATCGCTTTCAAGTCCTGAGCAAGTTCTAGGCTGTATTCTGCTTTCAACGCACGGCTTTTCGCAGTTACAGTTGCTTTCTCAATGGTGAAACCCATTTCTGCAAAAGCAGAACCAGTTGAACCAAGAGCTTCTGCATCAGCAGTAGACATACCACCACCAAACTCAGGAGCAGTACCTGGTTCGTCAGCAATTGAAGAATCGCCGTTTGAGTCAGTAATACCAACAAGACCTGAAGGGTCGTTGCCTTGGGTTGCGCCAGAATCGCCAGAGAAACCAGTTACTGCTTCGCTGAACAACGCTTCGCCACCGTCAGTCGCACCAGAGCGATCAGTCTTGTAACGAGACTTCATAGCGAAGATCAAGCCAGTAGGACCAGTCATGGGCTGAACACCTGCAAGATCATATGCCATCAGGTTCGGCATAGCACGACGAACGAGGGCGATCAAAACGGGGTTCCAGTTAGCGCCACCAGGACCACCAGTTACACCAGCATTGGTGTTAGTAGGTGCTTCTGAAAGCATGTTAGATTGTTCTGCAAAAGCACGCTCTTGGTTTTCCAAGATAGCAGCTGTTACAGCTTTACGATGGTTGTCAGCGATTTTGCCCGCAGATTCTTCTTCCAGAATCGGAGCCCACTTCTCCATCAGTTGATCGTAAGGTACTTGTACACTCATGTTGCTACTCCTTATTTGTAGGATTTTTTGATTGCGTTAAGATACTGACTCATAGCGGGAGATACTTCCTCGGTGTGGTCAGCTGTCCAATCTTCGTTGATCTCTTCTTCTTGAGGGACTTGTTTCTTGAAGTAAGATTCTTTCACAGTTTTAACTTTGTGTGAGAATGCTTCTTCGTCTTCGAAGTCCAAAGATTCAACCAAAGATTTAAGTTTTTCTACCTGAGTTTCTGCGAGATCACGAGACGCTTCACGAATGATAGCTTCACGCTTGTGGTTCTCCAGTTGCTCAGTCATTTCAAGAACTGATGCAGTTTGTGAGTTGAGTTTCTCTTCGAGTTCCTCAACCTGTTCTGCAAGTTCGTCAACTAGATCTACTTTGGATTCTGGTACATCGATGTAAGACTCTTCAAACAAACCTTTCAGTTTGCCCATGAAGTCTTCAGCGATTTCCGTGCGCAGACCAGACTCGACAGCGAGTTTGTTCTGTTCCATCCAATTTTCAACTACATAGTTGAGGTAGGAATCAACCTTCTCAACAAGATCAGTACGCGTGGCGTCCAGTTCTTCTTCGAGACGTGATTGATATTCATCTTCTAACCGTTCGACTTGTTCCGCTAATTTAGAACGAATAGCAGTTTCGAAAATTACAGCAGTTTTCGCTTTGAACTCATCTGACAAAGTTGCTTCGCTTTCTACAAGATCTTCCAGTTCGTCAGTATACGTGAATTCGGGCAGTTCTACTGCGTCACCATCCTCGTCTACTTCTAAACCTTCCATTTTGCTGTACATTGCATGAAGTTGGTCTTTTTTCATACCAGACAACTTGCTGTACATAGCGTTCAACATACCTGCTTTAGTTTTCGGCGCCGGATCCTGCTTAACAGAGTCACCTTTGCGAGCGGGTGCTTTTTTAGTTGCATCCGTTGCTTTATCTGTAGCAGCAACCGACTGTGCTTCATCACCTACGGGCATTTTCTGAGCACTTGCTTCCTCGATTTGATTGTTCTCCTCGAAAGGAAGCGCAACATCTCTATCCATTTCAGACATATGTTTTACTCCTTAAAGTTGGATTTGAGCAATGAGAGGAAATTTTTGTACTCACGAATCTGCGTCTCGTAGAGATGCTTTTTCGGAGCTTTTCTAATTTCAGTCTCCAGTTTTTCAATTTCCTGAGCTTCGATAATACCGTTATTCCAAACCCATTCTACCCCTTCCATGATGCCGTTAACAAACGCACCAGGAGCAGAAGGATCTTGTACGATATCGACTGTATTTAAAATAAAGTCATCACGCACATAATTAACACCATTTCTTTGCTCAAGACTACCCATACCACGAGTTGACACGCCTAGTTGAACACCACCTTCAAGTAAACCCTTAACGATTTGACCCATTGGAGTATCCAAAATTTGTGCCTTTCCCATCACATCATTGCCTTCCATTCGAAGGTCAGTGATTAGATGTGAAACTTTGTCTAAGTTAACAGTAGGTCCTTCGGGATGATTCAATTCACCGACCGCCCGTTTCTTAGATACCTGTTCTACCACGTATTTATTAACCGCTCGTTCCATTATCGCTTTAGGGTATATTCGACCGTTGCGATTTCTAGATTCCGACTGCGCAAATACGCCTTCAATCACATAGCGCTTGTCACCACTTTCAGTTTTCTCGACAAGGCAATGTACGTCTGTTTCTGTATATTCGGAAATTAATTTCATTTACATTTCCTTAGCAAATTCGACACCCATCTTCTCAGCTTCTTTCTGAGTTTTATAGGTATCGAGTTTATCACCGTCGATATAGACAGTGTACCCTTTGGCATCTTTGTGAATCATTACTTTCACTTTGCCAATTTTTTTATCGAAAACATGTTCACCTGGAGGCATTTTTCCAGATGAACGCGATTCTCTTATGTCTTTAAAAGTTTTCATAAGATTATTTATACAAATTTAATATTTAAGAATTATCGTCTTCTTCTTCGAAATCGTCATCAAGATCTAGATCCAAATCAAGATTTAAATCATCGTCGTCTGGATCATCTTCAATGTCATGTTGTGCATTGAAGATCTGATCTGCAATACGAACTTTTGTTTGGTCAAGTGTATCTTGTAAACGATCACCAATAATATCGTTGAATGCTTGTTCTGCGTCAGTATACTCACCAGACTCAATCGAACTCAATAAGTCCGCAATTGGATTCGGTGCGTCAATTGGATCTGCGTCTACTTCTGCTACTACTGTATCATCGTATGACATAATTCATTACTCCTGTTGATATTATTCAAATCATATTTAATACGGTGAGGTTGGTTTTACATTCGGAAAATCTGAAGTATCTGGCCAATCTCGCAACGTTTGCCGATATTCGACAAGTTGATCTTTATAAGGGTAGTCTGATAATTGCATTAAGGAATCGGTTCTTTCCAATTCTGAATTTCTCCAATTTACCGCTAATTCTTCTTTTACTTCTGTGTTGATGCTAAAAGACTGTGTCGATGGATCGTAATTTTTTTCGAATAAACTAGGATCAAATTCCACATTAACTACATATTCGTTGTCTTGAAGTATATATTCCGAATTTACTTCTTTAAAACACACCACGAAATTGTTTTTTTCGGGCATACATTCAATTACTTTTTTAATGTTAGACATATTCTATAACCTCAATAGAAACATAATCAGTAGCAGTGGATTGTGATTCCTGATATATTTGTACATTCGTAGAACTGGTTAGTCTTACTGCATGGTTCCTATTGTCCCATGAATTTCCACAGTAATTCAATAGTGTTTTTGACGTATCAACAGAACTGATAGTGTTTGCCTTGCTTGTACCTTGATAATACATATTCACAAACAAACGTTGAATGCTGTTAATTTGACTTGAACCACCAGAACTAAAAAACTGTGTTAATGTACTCATCTTAAATTATTCTCCAACCCTGTGTTGCGTTACCACTGTATATGAACGTGAGACCAGCATATGCCACGTCAATCGTCAAATCCTCAGAAAGACCCATAATGTTTGAACCGTTGCGAGAAACTACCGTGTCTGTAAAGTTTCCAATACTTATATACACTGAATCCCCACTACTTGGTGATGAAGGAAGTGTAAGTGTAACAGCACTCGCAGTGACGGTGCAAAACTCACCTACCACCAAAGTCTTATTAATAGAAGTCGTTGAGGGATTGTAGGATACTAAAGCAGGAAGATCTGAAATTTGGGATTGTGTAATACTAAGAGAACCCTCATACTGCGTCACGTCGTTCTCAGTGACACTGTATGGGGTTCCCGTTAGTTGTGTTTCAACACCTGCGGCATCAGTAACATGAATTTGCCCAGAACGAAAGAATAAGCGGAGGAACCCAGAATCGGCGTTCCTCGCTTGTTCACTTGTCAAGTTGGGTATTTGTAAACCCGTGTATACTTTATCCGCCATAATATTAATTCATCATTTAGTGATTAAATTAAACACCCATCAAGAATACTTTAACACCAGTTAAAGATACTGCTGAGGTTAATGTAATCGAGTTAGCGTCAACTGCATCTACGTCAACAGAGATGTCAGAGCTTGCACTGTCAGCAACACGAATCGTGAAGAAGTCTTTGTTGAACAGACCCAAGTTGTGTTCTACAGTCAAAGGTGTTCCACCCGTGATTGACACGTCGTCGTTGCTATATGCTTTGATCTGCGTAGCAGCTTCTAAAGTTGTAACACCAGCCTGCAAAACAGCAATGTCACTATCATTACCAGAAATCTGGCCCTGAAGATTAGCAACGTCACTATCTAAGTTAGACTGTAGTACGCCTTCAGCGGCAGTTGCACGAGCAACTTCGGTAGCAAGAGATGCTGTAAGATCAGAATCACCTGCAACGCGAGCGGCAGTTTCAGCAGCAAGAGATGCTTCAATCGCGGCTTTGTCACTGTCGATGTTAGATTGCAATACACCTTCAGCAGCAGTTGCGCGAGAAACTTCTGAAGCAAGAGATGCTTCGATAGCAGCCTTGTCGCTATCCAAGTTAGACTGCAATACACCTTCAGCAGCAGTTGCGCGAGCAATTTCAGCAGCGATAGCGCTGTTGATAGATGCTACGTCACTGTCGTGAGCGACTTCAATAGCAGCAATCTGACTAGAGATATTGGTGTTAACCGCCTGCTGTAATGCAGAAATATCGCTGTCAAGACCCGCTTCAGCAGCCTGTGCACGTGCGATTTCAGCAGCAAGAGATGCTTCGATTGCGGCTTTGTCGCTATCCAAGTTAGACTGAAGAGCAGACTCGGCGGCTTGTGCGCGAGCAACTTCAACTGCTAAAGAAGCAGTGAGGTCAGAATCGCCAGCAACACGAGCAGCTGCTTCAGCGTCAATGTTAGACTGCAATACGCCTTCAGCAGCAGTTGCACGAGCAACTTCTGATGCTAGAGATCCTTCAAGAGCAGAATCACCAGCGATGCGGTTAGCAATCTCAGTGGCAAGGTTAGACTGGAGAGTTGAAACGTCAGAAGCAAGTTGTGATCCAGCCAAAGTAGCAGGAGTGATAACACGTGAAGTGTCAACACCAGCGTCTACTTCTGCCTGAGTCGCGAGTTCAACAATACCCTGCGAAGTTTCAGTAGCCAGTTCAGTGTTCCGCTGAAATACAGACGCCTCAGTGGCAGACGTGAATAATACTACGTCACCGACTTCAACAACAGCAGAAGGACTGAAAGTTACACCAGCAGTAGAGATGTCGCCAGCGGTATCAACAACGTACTGATAACCATTGACTTTTTCTACAGAACTAGCGTTTGTAGGATTGATAACGCCTTTGAATACAACGTCGCCAGTAACAACAAGCGCGTCACGTACCCAAGCACTACCGTCCCAGATGAAAGGAGCAGCAATGTCCGTGTCCCAAACTTGGAGACCGACGTTTCCTGATCCTAGAGTTTCGCCAAGAGCAGTTTTCTCAGCAGTGGTTACATTTTGAATTCTCGCATTAACGAGTTGACCTACTTTAACGAGGTCAATGTCATGATAGAACTGTTTTGTTGCCATGTATAGTTCCCCTATTATGGTTTTATTTCTTTTTTATGCTAACATGTTAACATTGCAAATTATTTCATATCACTTAGTTTATTTATACCGAATCATATTTTATTAGACACGAGAATTAACTCATGTCCTGTCAAATCTACCTCCGACTCCACCGTTAACTCTGTCGGAGTTTGAATGAATCCTACATCTACTACCTTCTTCTGAGGATTCAAAACATAGAAATTCACAAGTCTTTCAACGAAGTAATCAGCCAGTGTTATAGTAGTTGTAAGAGTAGTTGTTCCGTTTAATGGATCCCCAATCGGTATTGTATCCGTATAAATTTTCTCAGTCGCTACTGGTACATACGATATTTCAACGATGAAGTTTTCAAAGTCAAACTCGTTACCTGCGTCAAAAGATATAGAATCATCGGTGATTGTTACATCTACACTTACAACTCGATTGGTCTGGGCATCACGAACGATATACGAAACGACGTGTTCAATATCAAATTCTTCGAAGTTTACAGCAGCGGTAGAACCCACAAACGACGGAAATTCCGTTGTAATGATATCACCACGTTTAACAGTTTGGGTTGCACCTCCCGTACTAGGATTGTATCCAGAACTTTCGAGGATATCTAATATCGATCTCGCTACAAATTTTCTTTTCGTCTCATCATATACGAGAACAGTACCGGTTTGTAAATCGCTTAACCGTTGATATTCTACATCTGCATTATCAAGTAATTTGTAAGAACCACCCCCGGATGTACCGGAGATGTTATTTGAAATAGCATTTAAACGATTATTTATACTATTGTTGAATTCAAGATATTTCTTCTCTATCTTCTGTTCAATCTCTTGAATCAGACTACTCAACAATGGTTCTATGTCAGGGGTGTCGCCCTTATCACCCTTTGGTCCTTGAAGACCCTGTGGTCCTTGAAGACCCTGTGGTCCTACATCACCTTTAGGTCCCTGTAGTCCACGAGGACCAATTTCCCCTTGTAGTCCAGGAATACCTTGAGGTCCTATATCACCCTTCGGTCCTTGAAGCCCCTGCGGTCCTACATCACCTTTAGGCCCCTGTAGTCCACGAGGACCAATTTCGCCACGAGGACCTTGCTCACCCTGAGGACCAATTTCACCACGGGGTCCCATGAGACCACGTATACCCTGAGGTCCACGCTCACCTTGCGCACCTTGAGGACCACCAGCTGGTCCTGGAATACCTTGGGGACCTTGAAGTCCCTGAGGACCCTGCGGTCCTATATCACCCTTGGGTCCCTGAGGTCCTCGATCCCCCTTGACACCCTTATCACCTTTTTGTCCACGATCACCCTTAGGTCCACGTGGAACAGCGAACTCATCAATCTTCTGTTGCAGTCGCATCTCCTGCTTCTTCAACTGATCGTTCGTGTATGCGATCGTGAAAGCAGTGGCAACAGAAGGCTTGATTTTAGAATTGGACATATTAGTCTTCGTCGACAAGTTTGCTCATATAACGAGTCATAGTCTCAACTAGTTCATCTTCGTTTGACGGTATATAAAACTGATCTGGGTCAAAGTGTTGTGGATCAACTTCTGTTGTCATAACCAACGGTACTGATACGTTTTCCACTTCAACGAACTCGCCATACTCTTCGTTAGTAGTAGTTGTTTTTTCACTATCGTCTTGTTTAGGGGTCGCAGGTGGTTGTTCCTCGTCACGAGGTTCTTCACCAGCAATTTCTTTGTCCATGTTGGTTATTTCATCATCTGACATACGAAGAACATTGCGCATAACCCACTCTTTTGAAAAATACTCACCGACGTACTGTGATACTTGATCTAACGTCGCAATCCTTTCTCTTATCACTTCAGACTCTTTTAGTTCTGAGAAGTGATTATCAATCACATAGTCAACGTATATATTATCTTTCCATTCTTCCCAATCTTGATCGGTTATAATTCCTCTGAGAAGAAGTTGTTTGCGCAATATTCCTAAAAATACCCACGAGAATCGACGGCGTAATCTGTCGATAAACTTTTGAAACTTCACTTCGTCTCGTGATATTTCTGTCGAACGTCCTAAGGTGAATTGCGCCTCTTGTTCTAGTCGATTAACTGGTACGTTAAGAGAACGATATAATCGTTTCTGAAAATAGATGATGTCATCTATCTGCCCCAGATTCTCTCCACCAGGTAGGGTTGAGATCTCAGTTCCACGTCCACCTTCACGTCTTGGTAACCAGAAGTCTTCCAACATGGACATATGTTTTCTGTCGTCTTTCAATTGACCGGTATTAGCATCATACACCAACTTGTTACGATACTTGGTCATAATATCTTTCATGTACTGGTCAGCTTTACCACGTGGTAAGTTACCAACATCGATATAGAAAATTCTACGCTCTGGTGCACGAGCAAGACGGTAGATAACTAGAGAGTCTTCCATCATACGCAATTGGTTGATGGGTTTCAGGGCTTTGTGAAGATGTGAAACAACCTTCTTCTTGTTTTCGTCAAGAAGTCCCGAAGTAACATAACTAATAGCGTCTTTGGAAATTTTTAGACCTGTAGATTGAGTTCCTGGTTTCTCTTCGAAGATGTAATACTCATCTATCTTATCCACCAGTTTCGCACCAGTGATAGGATCTTTTTTGTGTTTTATTTGTTTTACTTTTCGAATTCGTGAAGAATCTATGTGTCGAATCTCTTGAATACCAGCTTTGAGATTTGATTCGTTGACTAGTAGATGATGATAAACTCTACCATCTACGTACCATGAACGAAACATGTCATGACCATTCTCATTGAACTTGAGCATGGACACAATGTTCTTAAATTCCTCACCAATTTGTTTTTTGATTTTGTCTGACGCTTGTACGTCGTCGAGAGAAAGTGTAACTGAAGATTTTAATTCTGAAGCTGAAATACTCTCGTTAACGATTTCTTCAATCGCCATATCAACTTCGGGGTGCATGGCAACACCACGATAACGTAAAATTAACTGATGGTTGTCTTTAGAATCATCCCCATCCATATTGATATATTGACCGAAATGTCCAGCACCAGCAGTAACATAACCGGCACCATCATAGTCTGTAGGAGGAACTGGTGAATCCAGTTTCTCTTTTTTAGACGCTGTGTCCCCGCCCTTCGCTCTGCGAATTTCAAATCCAAATAATTTTAGTGCGCCGTCATTGTCTGCCATAAAAATTCCTACGATAATTTAACAAGGGAGTCATAGACTCCCTGTTATTTAGTACACCATTAAGATGTCGTGTTGCTCTCCCAATACTGATACGAGAAAGTAACATCAAAGGTTTCAATCTCATCCCGAGTATCGTAACTCAAAGCGATTTCTCCAACCGAAATGGGAAATGCACCTCGGAAGTTATAACGCTTGATTACCGACTCGTCACGATCCAACTGATCAACAATCAAATCTGCTTGATAGTCAACTGGATTGACAAGGCCTGTGTTAGCGGCATGTGAGTTGATACCGTTCATCCATCGTTCGAAAGAATTACGAACGCTGAAATCGGTATCGTTGATGATAGTCACTGTCCAATCTTCGAAAGTACGATCGCCAGACACTTTGAGTTCACGGCCTCGAAACGGTACAGGAACCACAGCCGCTGTTGACTGTGGTAACTGAGCCGCCTTACACATGAACGATGTCAGTTCAACATCACCACCTGCATAGGCTGGGAAGTTAATGGTCGCTTTGAATAGATTCGGTCGCGCACCACCACCACGTAGTTTTGATTTGAAGTCATCAACTCCTAAAATCGCCATTTTTTATCTCCTTGTGCGCTTAAACCGTGCCAACGATTTCGTCAAAGTCTACACCAGTTCTTACTGCTACGAAGTTCAATGTTACGTAGTTGATAGAACGTGCAGGTTTAACGAAAACCGAAGCAACGAACCTGTTTGCATCAATCACTGAAGGCGTATTGTTTGTTTCGTCACAAACTACACGGAAGTCAGTGATACCTCGTCGACCCTTGATTTCTCTTAAAAAGGGTTCGACAATGTTAACGAATTCGGCACGAGTGAATTCATCATTGAATTCGAACATTACGTTCTGTGCCGCACCTTTGATTGCTCGTTCAATGCCTAAGAATAGACGACGAACGTTAATGCGATCAAATGCAGAGGGACGACCTAGTTTGGTCTTATCACCGTAAAGCAAGATACCTTGTCCTGGTAAGTTTACAATCGGGTTAACACTTGCCTTGTACAATGTATCACGTTGTGATTTAGTTGCATTGTATGCAAGAGAAGTAACTCCGAAGTATTGTCCGCGACGAGAACCAGCAGGTGAGAACCATGGCGCTGCAACATCGTCTGTCGCTGCCATCACACCAGCAGTCATTGGTGCCGCAGGAATGTAAACGTACTCATCGTTATACTTATCATAGACTTTAACATAGTTGTTGTCAATAATCAAGTATGAAGAAGCGTTCAAACTGTTCGCCCAAGTAACAACAGCATCAACGATATCAGTGGTATCGTTCACACCAACAACTTCGTCGCGAGCAGGCGATGCAACAACAACGCAGTCTTTACGTGCAGCAGCAAGACCGGTCATGTAGTTGACTAAACCAGCATTATCGGCTGCATTCAATCCAGGAGAAACCAAGAAGTCGACCTGAATTGTGTCTTCGTCTTCGTACTGATCAAAGCCAATTCGGTAGTCGCTGACTGAAGGAGAAGCAGACACACCACCGCTTAGACCACCAGACGAAAGTGCTGTACCAGATTTAACCCACAAGTATTGTGATCTGTTGTTCAACACATCGTTTGCATAATTGGTTGATCCATCGTCCTTTTTGGCTCCTTGGACAGTAGATACGTAAGCAAACGTTTCTAATACTGTTCCAGTGACACCAGAAATTACACCATCGCTGTCAACAACAGCAATATGAACTTCGTCACCAGTAGGAGCTCCGTCGAAGTACGTTTCTAGAGGGTTGCTTGCTCCGTCTACCCAACCAGAGAATGTGCTAGAGTCAGCGACATAAAATGCTAGAGAATTACCTACAGTTCCTGGATATTTCGCTATGATTCCTGTGACGGTTTTTGAGTCAAAGTCCTCGCGGTTTTCAACTAAAACTGCGGTGCCGGTAGATGCGTTAAGTGATCCAGTACCAACTACACGAGTGATGTATGCGTTAGATGAGTATTTTAAAAACGCGGCCGCAGACAAGAAATCTTGTGCGTTTGCTGCTGCGTCGATTGAGGGGTTTCCAAAGTTGATTGCCAACTCTGCCTCGTTTCCTACAAGGACAGGTTGTTTAACTGGACCCCAATTGAATTCTCCGACAAACGCACCAGTAGAAGTAGTAACTGCAGGAACAACGCCTGATAGGTCAATTTCTCTGACTTGAATGTTAGGAGATTCGGACGGTATAAATGCCATAGTCGTATCCCTTTTTCGTTAACATGAATATGATTTCATAATACGGTTATTTTCAATGTATTTATTTATAATATATTGGAATTAGAAGGGATATGTGTCACCGTCCCAGATCTGCCAAGCCTCAGACTTAT